GAAGTTAAATCAACTTGATCTCTATTAGTTGTCATCTCGAAATCTTTAATATTTGCAACATGACGAAATAACTCATTCCTTGTTTGCAACAAAACTGCTTTAGTTGCACTAGGAGTTACAAGAGTTAAAGCATTTGAAGTTAGACCTTCAATTGCTAATGAAAAAGTATTAAATAAACGAATTCCTCCTACTGGGTCAATATTTACAAACCATTTACCATCAGGATAATTATGACCTGATACCAATTCTAAAGTTGAACCATCAGCAGTTGATATTTCTACTTCATCACCAGTTATCAAAGATCCAGAGCTATGGTCAACACTAAATCTTTTTGTAGATGTATTAACATCTGAAGGATCTAAAGTTGTTTGTAATGGAGATTGAAGAGTATCTCTTTTTAATACAATTTCTCCAGTACTTCCAAAATAAACACCCATTACGATCCAGAAGCAGCAGCTCCAGTCGCAAGAGTATCTTCAATAGGAGCACCATTAGCTTCCCAACTAATATCAACAGAAGAAACTTCTCCCATAGATGCCCCCATTGACAAACTTGTTACATACACAAAAAAAGTTATAAACCGAGGAGTTGAACCATCTAACCATTCCAGTTTTAATTTCACTTGATCACTTGCTGTTTGAACACCATCGCCACCTGCCGTACCAGAACTTCTTTTAATTGAATTTTGTAAAATGTCTTTTACATTTGAACCGCCTGAAGTTGTGTAATAAAACAGTCTTGCACTGCCAGAATACGAACGAATTCCATCAACAATAGTTCTATCAGTATCTCCCATTGCAGTTGTTTCTAAAACTGCTTGATTAGAAGAAAAATTCCAATTTTGAACTTTTGCTGCTTTTGTTGTTGACGTGCCTATATATAAGGCTCCATCTCTTCCGCTATAAAATCCAGCCACAAGTCTAAATCAAAAACATTGCATCTATTCTACGGTGAATCGAGACAAGCGACAAAAGAACAACTAACATTACTCCTTCCTCTAAAAGTACTTGTAACAGTTGGAGGAGCAGAATAACGCCATTTCAACCCAGAAGGTGCTTCATCCATGTAGGCAGCTAAATTGCCTAAAGAGCCGTCAGGCATTGTATGTCCAGTACCTCCAACACCTGCTAAACCTGATTCAGAATTAAATGTTACATAGTCCCAAACAGAATTTACTTGTCTGTAATTTTCAAGAATTTCAAAAGCTTGAGCATCACTAATATTTGCAAAACTAAGATTTAAAACTGCATTGACTCTTTTATTTCCATAACGAATGTGTGTTTTTGTGCCGTCTAAAGATTCAAATTTTGTACTTGGAAACGTCCCAGGACTATAACTTCTTTGAGTTGGTTTGATGCTGGGGAAAGAATGTTTATTGGTCATAATCTTCAGTAACTACAAAACTTAGAATATCTTGATTTAAGCCCCAATGCTGCATAACAGAAAGTTGCCCATTGCTTTCGGTAGGAGCATAACTACCAGCAACCTCAATCAATCCATCTTCACCATAAGAAATAGTTTCACATTTATAAACCTTATTTTCTGTTGTTGTGTTTTTAACAGTAAATAAAACACCGTTAGGAGCTTGAGAAAGTGTTGATGATTTAACTCCTACAGTTCCAGGTTCCCAATACAAAACATTTTCCGATTCAACAACATCATCTTTACTGACAATTGTTCCATCTTCTAGTTTTGCACCATTTCTAAATCTACTGGTATGACTTACTTCTGAAACTAATCTAAAATAATCTCCAGGAGAAAGACCTTGGACATATTGAGGGGCTGTCTTAAAAGTTAAACCATGATCGATTAAACGCCTAGATCTAAGAGCAAAATAAGCAAAATACAAGGCTTGCTGTCGAGAAGTGCAGAATCCAGATAAATCAAAAGTCTCAATAGGATCAGTCTCAGAACCATAAGGATCTTTTTCTCTAACAATTAAAGATTTTGTTTCAGGAAATCCATTTATCTTTTCACTTCTATAAAGAACAACAGCTTTAAATGATTGTCTTTCTTCTGGAGCTAAAAAACTAACTTGCAAATCATTAATATTTCCATCTGTAAATAAACATTTAATATCAGGTAATTCTGTCTTATCAATTTCATTATTTGAATTAACGGGAAGAGAAGGTTTAAAACTAAATTTACCTCCAATAATTGTAAAATCTAATAAACAATAAGCAGCATGTTCAAAAAGAAAAGCTCTTAAGTTTAATTTAGAAGAAATAATTCCATCCCAAAAAAACTTATTCTTAAAACAATATTCAGCAGCATTAGCCATTGCATTACGGTCTACAGAACTAGCTCCAACTAATTTTCCTGCTCCTATTTTTGAACTTGTAAGTAATGCGTGAGCAATCTCAGGAAATAAATTTGACGAATTTTCTATAGGATGTGGCCCCATACCTGAATTATATAACTTTTCTATTTTTATTCCTTTTTTAAAGTATGCAGACAATTGACTAAAGTTTGTCCATTCTTTTGAACTATTAATTCTTATCCCAGCAAAAGCTAAATCACTATATTTCGCTGGGTGTTCCACATCATTATTATCTGTGGGTGGTTTTAATATCTCATTTACATAAACAATCTGATGTTCAGGATCATTGCGATTACTGTTTTCATCTCCCTCATAAACATTCCAATCAGCCAAAGCATCAAAAGGATTAAAATTCGTATCAAAACTTGTTTTTGTTTGTCTAACTGATACTAATAATTTAACTTGAATATATTTTTGTGTCCCCCCGTGATCTGTCCAAGGGATTCTAACGTAGTCTCCATTTTTATATTCTCCATTTCCTAAATTATTAGGATCTAATCTCCAATCTGCTCTATATTCATATACAGCAGGGAAGTTAGCTCTGAACTGATTAATATTTACTTTTTGAATCGTTAGTTTTACTTTTAGTCCAGATCCGCTGCCATCAATTACAGTTACATACCCATCAAAATGATCATATCTTGTAAAAGATGAAGAAGAACACTGCCAACGAAGTTCTTCAACCCAAAAATAATGGTTGTTATTTTCTGGATGATAATGAACACCAGGGTCGGCAGGTCTGTATTTTCTTTCAGGAGTGGACTGCCAAAAATAAACATTAGGCCAAGCAGAATTTGTGTTAGGGAAAAAATCAATTGTTCTTTCAGGGCCAAACCCGTACAAAGACCACTGATGACCATGAACAGCAGCCCATGCAGGGTTTGTGACTTCGTTCCATAAGACAATAGTTTTATCTTTGTGAACCGTAAAAGTTTTCCACTCGCAAGCTGTTACAGCCCCATTAAATTCAGGACTTGAAACCCAAGATGTTGCACCCTCTAATTTTGCACTTGTAACTGTACCAACAGTTGCAATTGCTGTAGTTCCTATTTGCCATTCAGGATTAGAAGCTTCAACATGGCCGATTTCATAACCTTCGTTCCCAGAGAAAGCAACATCAAACGTCCCAAAAGAAGTAGTGGAATGGAAATGTGAAACTTGTGCTTCCCCTGAGCCATCTGTTGCTAATAAATTAAATCTTTTATCCCATTTTTCGTTTCTAGTAATGTAATTACCAGGATACGGTTGGAACCTATATTCGTATTGTTCTAAAGTAGGATGTGAAATAGTGATTGCATTATATTGAGATTCAGGAGTATTACCTTTAACAGCAAATAAACCAGTGTGGTTTTCTAATGTATTTTTTAAATCTTGCCAATTAGAATCTCCTATCTGCCTTACTTGAAGCATAAATAATGAAATTCTATCTGCGTAAGTATTAACTTGTCCTAATTGAATTTGTGTTCTATCATCAAAAGCTTTTTGTAAAGCGTTTTCGTCAGGTTGACTATTTACATTTGCAAATTGAATACGTTTATAAACTGTTGATTTTAATCCGATTTCTGTAACATCACATTTTCTATTGTTGCTAACAGTTGCTAATGCAACTCTTTGTGCTGTGTAAATATCATGCCCATAATATAAATCTCTTTCTCCTCTGCCATAAGTAATTGATTCATTATTTGATCTGACAAAACTTGTTCCATTGATTTTTTGCTGCCAATAAACAGGCCCAAAATCACTTAAACTATATGGCCCTTTAGAATTGCTCCAACTATTGTTGTCAGTTTTTGGGTCATACCACAAAGGATTATGACAATGAGTCCCTAAGTTTGCATTATCAACAGGAACATCAACTTCACCTGCTTCAATAACTTCAAACTCATATTCTTTTGTTGTGTTTATAGTCCAAGGTGTAGGTTCTCCATGATTTGAAATACATATAACAAGAGCCGTTCCAATTAAATATTGTTCTCCTACTGTTAATAAACTATCTGCATTTTCTCTAATTGTTGTAGTTAAATTATCAACGTCATCTACTCCATGAGGTCTGTAGTTAAAAGCATCTCCAGCCTCATTCTCTTGATACCCAGTTGTATTTTGATCATGGTCATAAACTCTTTGTAAAGCATTACCTTCACCACTTTCCATCCCTACAAGCTGATAAGTAATTTTATCTCCTGTATTAACTGAATAAAGTCCTTTTGCAGTAGGAATAATTCCTGCTCTGTTTATTTTTAAAATTCCAGCTCTAGTAGGCCATTTTGCATATTCAACTTTTTTTCTTTTTCTCATCATGTCCCTAATTGATTCTTTTGAAGAACCTCGTGGATCACGAATTAATTCATAAGGTAATCTGCAAATTTGACAATTAGGTACTGGAGAGTAAACGCCAAAAGATGTTTGAGTTGTTGGATTTCTTGCGCCACTAAAAGCCTGACTTGTTAATTTTGGAATCGTTGTTCCAGCTTTATTAGGTACACCAATTACAAAAGGATCTGTTGCATCAAAAGTTAATTTAGACTTGGTATTTCTATCTCCTTCTACAATTCTATTGTTACCAGAAGTGCTTCCATCTCTAAAATAAAGTCCAACTTTATAAGCGTTATAAGTATTTAAAATGGTATCTCCTACAGCGTATCCTGCGTAATCAGGCTCGGCTCCTATCGTTCCATGAGAAAACAAAGCAAGTGCTTTTAATTGTTGATATTTTCCAAGACTTACAAACTGTGACCATAACAATTGACTGTTGACTCTTATCCCACCATAAAGATAATCTCCATCTATTATTTGATTAGTAAAAATAAGAGGAATAGCATCGCCTATATTTGCTAACTCTTGTATTGAATTAAAAGAAGCTTGTGGAGCAAACTTAGTATTACCAATTGCATCAGCAGTTCTTCTTGAGCCTCCTTGTTTTTGCTCTTTTGGTTTAGGCGTTAATAAATAAGAAATAGTTGCAGCAGCAACAGCTATTCCTACATTGATTAAAAAAGCTTTAACGCCTTCAATTGCTAATACTTCTGCTGCTTGTATATCAGGAATTAATTCATATCCTTTAGGTCTTATTCCATTATGAGCAGCACCTAGATCTACAAAATACCAGTACTCATCTTCACTTAAATTTAAAAGCTTACATAGTTCTACTTCCGTTGGTAATAGCAGCCTTCTACCGTGAGGACGTTTAGGGGCAACCAAATCACCACTTGGCTTCCTAATGTTTTTTGGTAACTCAGCCATCCTTCCTCGTAATAAGCAGCCATACCATAGGAATCATCTTCACCATGACATAAACCAATTGCTCCTAGTTTAGGGGTTGAATCAACTCCCCACCGATTTAATTCTTCAAAAAAGATACTATAGTCTTTTCTTTTTAATCTTCTATACCAATCACGCTCTCCTTT